ACCATCAAACAATGCCATCAAGTCAGCATCAATCTTACGAGCAATACCTTCACCAAATACACGGCCTAGGTCTGCTACTACATTAGATGCACTTGCTTGAACAGAAAGGTCAGTGACCATTGTTCTTACAGCCACTGGGCTGATAGTCATTGTTGCACCAGAAGTAGAAACTTCAGTGTTAGATACTTCATCACCTTCTGTCAAAGCGGCTGCTGAAACAGTTGGGTAGATAGGAACAGTAACAGTCTTACCTTGTCCTGCGCCTAGGGTGTAATTCTTAACGAGGCCACGCATGATGGATCTCTCGCTTGCTACAAACATTGCTTCTGCTACGATACTTGGTAACAGGTCATTTAGTGTTGTGGTTGTTGAACCAGCCATAATAATCTCCTAGTTGTTGGTTATGCGATCCCTGCTGTTTTTCTATATTCAGCATAGACCTTTCTATGTTCTGGATTTTTAAAATCCAGTTTTGTTATATCTACTTTTGATGGAGATCCCTGTGAGATATTAGATTTGGTATTGGTAGTGGCAGGGGCTGCAGAAACAAAATGCGGATTACTTGATAAGAATTCCTGCACTAGATCATCTACTCCCAATGGCTGTCCGTTATCTGAATAACGCACTGAGCCATCTTGTCCTACTACTTCAACCTCACCATCTTGATTCAATCTCACAGACTGGGCTAATAGACTCTTGACCTGTTCTGGAGCCACTGCACGATAACGGGCCGCGGCACTTAACAAGGGAGTATTGACCTTGTATTCTTTGATAATTGAATCTCTCTTTGAGATTTCAGCATCTTTTTTGGCAGCAAGTTCTTGAAGTGTTCGTTCAAACTCACCACGCTTGATCTGTTCTGCCTGTTGTTTCTTTTCCCATTCTGTTTTAATGGTTCTAAGTTCATCAGGATCACCTAGGTCTTCATATTTTGACTGAAACTTTTTCTCAATTTGAGATTTATTTCTAGCCAAAATAGCGTTGACTTCTTCTTGCGTGAATGTCTTTGCTGTCTGTGCCTGCTGTTCACCTTCTTGGGCTGAGGCAGCAGTTGCCTCTGTTGTGCCAATGTTTTGGTCGGTCATTGTATCCCTCGCCTGCTTGTGCAGTTATGTTAAGTTATTTACGCTATTTCACCTGAAATAGGCAGTAAATGTAGTTATCCTAACTTATTTCTTTAGTGATTCAGTCTGGTTCACTAATTTAGATCTCAATTCTTTGAGTTTGCTTCTGTCCTGTTGAATCAATATGCTCACTGGTGCGGCATATGGGCCATAACCTGGATATGAAAACAGCCATTCATCCTCACCATAGTTAAGTCCAGAGCAGATGGCTTCTACAGTTTCTTCTGGTGCTGAAATCACATACACACGGGCTTCATAATTGCCCAGGGGTTCTACTTGGCCTGTGTATTCTGTGATATGGATCTTGCCATTGAGATAAGCGTGATAACTCCAAGGGCATTCTGTGCGAATGCTCTTGAAGTAACTATACCAATCAACGCTTAGGTGGCTTTCTGCCTTTTCCACGACCTTGTGCCTTTTTCATTTTACGCTCCTCAGGTGTTTTAAATGTAGGATGAACTAGATTGGTGTGAGTCTTGGTAATGTATTGAACTATGTTCTGTGCCCACTTACGCAATCTTTCCCTATCCATCCTATTACGAGCCATGTTGTTTTCTACTTTGCCCAACATGGAATTACAACCTCTATGCAGAACTGATCTGATCAATCCAGTTTTATGATCGTGATCTAACACAGCATCATCTTGAATTGGCTCTGAACATAAAGCACAGAGATTGAACTGTAGACCCAATTGCTGGGATCTATATGTCTTGATCTCACTAGACTTTAGTTTCAATCTTCATCCTTGTGAACATAGCCCATTTCAGCATAGCGTAGGTGTTCTGCTTCAGTGCGGGCATAGAATTCTTCACCTGTTTCTGGATTGACCATAACATGAATGTCAAAGGGTGGCTGTGCTGGCACCAATGCTGGATTGACTTCTTCACGGATCATGTCAGCATCTTCACCCAATAACTCTAGTAGTTCATGATCAATAACCTGCAGGACTCTAGGATCAGTGGCTGCTTGACGTGCTTTGACCAAGCGATCAATCTCCATTGAAGTATCACGAATGTTGAATGATCCTGGATATTCAATTTCACCATCCCATACCTTGCCTTGATACTCTGCAAACAATTCCCAGATGTGTTCTTCTGCTAGTTCTAGGTTGTCTGCTTTTTCACTGAGTTTGGCATTCAATAACTGGAACTCCTGTTCCTGTGCAACACCACTCATACGAGCCGCTTCTGTGCTTCTAATAGAACCTGTGTTGGCCATTTTATCTATGGCTTCTGCAGTATGTTTCATGGCAGCATAGATTGAATTAGTATCTGTGCTCACTGACAATACAAATGGTTTTAGTCCTGGATCTAGATTGTCTTCCATCTGTATGATAGCACCTGCTCCTGCTGATGCTTCAGTGCCTGCAGTTTTAACCAATGCAGGATGTCCATTGATACGCACTGATTGTTCTACTTCTGAAGTCATGTTGTAGATAAACTTCTGTGCATCAGCAATGTCCGCAATATCACTAACACCTAGACCTCTAACAGGGCTTCTATGATTATAGGCCATAACAGCAGGGATCTTGCCTAAGCCGTTGACTTCTATCATTTGTTCAGTGACTTCTTTATTTTTATGATTGACCACTGTGGTTTTGATGTCTACTTCAGTCCACTCTTTTATGGTGGAGAATGAATCATTGGCTTCTTCAGCATACTTCAAATATTCTAATTTGTATCTGCCATTAGGCTCACGCTGCCAACGCCAATCCATAACTGCCAGGGGTGTCAATAGACTCACATAGGGTCTAGCACCCATTTGCTGTTCTTCACCTAGAGTGACTGCACCCATGTTAGGCTTGACTACCATGACCCATACCAAGCCAAACACTGAATTCCATACAGAAACTTCTTTCATAAAGTTATCAAAACTTCTACCATCCATGTCTGCATCTTCTAGAAAGTCTTTGAGCATGGGATCATATTCAATTGACGCAAAGTCTCTGTCTGGTTCTTCACGGAATAGGAATGAAACATAAGTAGAAACCACTGACTTGCAGTGATTCTCTAAGTGTGTGCTGGTAACTCTGGCTGTGTATTCATTGGCAGTTTCATTGACATATCTGGTTAGATAGCCTGTTCTCTTGTATTCAATGCCACCCATATATGATTCTAGCAGGTATTCCCACTGTGCTTGATTGCGTTGGTAGAGGTTGTTGGTTGAAACCACTGCCATGTATTGTTCTAATAATGTTTGATTCATTTTTATGTTCCTTATGCGGCGATCTTATGCTGCCAGCGTTTAGGCGCATAAGGATCAGGTGTTCTTTCTCTGGTGACTGGGAATTCATAGTCTACAAAATAACGGATAGCATCTGAAAAGTGATCAAATCCTGTTTCCTTATCTGGTATACTGCTATTCATTTTATAGGTATGTTTTTCCATTGACTCAATGCTCTTTTTGCATTTGGGATCAAAGAACATGGTTCTAGATCCTGACGCTGAGCACAACTTACTATTTACAGCATTGATTCCATCCCGTATTGGATTATGCGAATTTGGAGCCTTTACTATGAACCCTGCGTTTCTGAGGATGGTGTGATCTGTTTGACCTGTGGCTGCAGAAGAGCGGCGAGCCGCACCTGATGGGTCAGGGTAGACCCAGATTCTTTTATCTGGGTATCTACTTTTAAGTTCATCGCAGACTTCAAAAGTATTGGAACTGTAAAGGGCGATTTCGTCAATGGCATGGATTATGTCTCCTTGTCTAACAAACACAGTGGCACTCATCATTCCCACATTAAAATCAAGACCCACATAGAGTAGATTGGGGATCTCTCCTTGATAGACTTTGATATTGTGTTCACGATCAAATGAATAATGCACACGATTTGAGTAAGTTACAAATGTGGCTAGGTATTCTTGCTCATAACTTCTAGCATCAAGATCACGCTGGGCCTGTGCTATTTCTTCTTCTGTTACACGGCCACCATCTATGGTTCGCATCTGCCAACTCTGCCATTGTGTTTCTGTAGGGTCCTGACCACGCTGATACAGATCATAGGCCCAGTTGCTTTGACCCATAGGAGTGGTAATAAACAATGCGCCACCCTGGCGATCACTGAGTGCAGGACGAATAACATCAGTCCATGCTGATTCTGATATCATGGCAAATTCATCAAATACTGCATAATCAAGACTGATACCACGAAGGCTGTCTTCATTGTCAGCACCTCTAAGACTGATCTTGGTGTTGTTCTTTAAGACAAAAGTTAGATCAGTTTCATTGACCTTTTTTAACCAACGCTTTTCATAGAGTCTTGTTCTAAACTCATCCCATATGACCTGTTTGGCCTGTCTATAAGTAGGATAGATCAAGAATATACGCTTGTTGGGGTGTCTAGCAATTTTAGCCACTTCATTCATGGCTAGAAATGATTTGCCAAATCTACGACCTGCTACCAACACACGCCAACGATGTGGATCATCACTGATCTTCTGCTGATTGGGATGCAGTAGCATTATCACTCCACGGTAAGGGCTTGTCATCATCATTGTTCATAGGCTGATCACTTTGGCCCAATATTTGACGACCCATCCAAATTAGCATAGTAGGATTGCCTTCAAAGGCCACTCTTAACTGTGCTTGTCTTAAACGCTGTTTTAGTTGTGCTCTGGCTTTTGTAAGATAGGAACTAAAATTGTAGCGAAGTGTGCTTTCTGATACATCAAACCACTCTGCAATCTCACGATCAGGACAGCCCATAGTGGCTAATTTGTAGACTTCATCTGGGGGCACTATTTTTTGTCTAGCACCACGGCCTATAATCAGACCTTTTTTAGTGACTTCACCCCATTTAGGATCCCTGCGTTCTGGGTATTCCCAACGAGGGTATTTGTCTAGATCTTGTTCTGGCTGTTCTGAGGGTAGATTTGGTTCTTCAGAGGAGGGAATATTAGTTTGGTCTTCCATGCTTATATTTAAGCAGGATAAGAAAAAGCCCCAGTTTATTTGGGGCTTTATGAGTTATTGTATGTAAAAGTATTTGTTAGGTTGTGCTTTAATTCTAAACCTAATAGCCGTTGGAGTAATTTTATAAAATATACTGGCTAGGACAACATTGTCAAATATACCATCAGGAGTTTGAACTTTTTTTGCTCCTAATTCTTTTTGAACATCTCCTAACCAACTAAATCCTAGTGGTTTTAAATCATTAAACATAACGCCCTTAGATTCTAAATGAGGTTTAAACCATTCTTTAACATTTTGACCTGCAATAAAATTTTTAATAGAACCAGTAGAAACACCATAGTGATCTGCGGCATCTTTTAATTTGTTAAAGACTCCTGATGGTGTTTGCACTTGGCGACTTCTTCCAGTTTCTCTACCTAAAAGTTTTTGTCGCATTTTTTCAATGCTTTCATGTTTTGGCTTTTTACCTAATCGTTGTTCACTGATTTTTTTATTACCTTCTAAGGGTTTTACTTGACCTTTAAGTTTTTCAGATGCTTTCTTTTTAGATTCTTCTGATCGAATTTTACCTAACATTCCTTTAGGATGAACATAGTCTGGACCATTGATATAGTTTTTAACACCTTCTTTATGTGCTTCTTTCCATTTTTTAGAATTTACTTTTTCTTTCTGAAAATTAGGATTATCTTTATAAAAAGTTGAAATAGATTCAGATAATTTTTTAACATACTCAAGATCATTTAATCTTTCTGAATTGGCAGCATACCAAGTCTTATAATCTCTATTTTTAACTGCTGTTCTAGTTGCAATGGCTTTCTCATCAAAGAAGTCTTGGATATCTTCAAATTCATTTTCAATGTCAATGAGTTTATTTGGCATTTTCAGTCCTAATAAATTTCTTCCAACGATTTAGATAATTGTCAGGTTCATTGATAATGTATTCAGCCATTTCACGAACTGTTCTATAGGTCTGTTTATTACCCATTTTATCCCAGCGTGTGTATAACCAATTGATGATTTCAACTTTTTGTTCTTCTGTGAGATCAAAGCCTTTGTTAGCGAAAGGTTGACTGTTAAGCAACACATGACTTAACCATCCCCAGGCTGTGGTCCAATTATAATCAAGTCTATTGTAGTTAAAACGATCAACAACAGGTGCTAGATACTTGTATCTTTCTCTTTCTGCTTTTCTTTCCCAGTCTTCATTGGTTAGCACAATAAAGCGGAATCGATCTAATGGAATATTGATACCTGTTTCGTCTTCACCCATAAAAGATTTCATTGCTTCTACAATACGAACTTTTCCTGAATTTTCAAGACTTTTAAGTTCTTTGGTCAAATTAACATTGTGAATAAAACGAGGTTCCATTGATTCATCTGTAAACATCAGTTTGCTTGAATTAATTGAAGTTTTATCAAAAACCACATCATCAGCATCGTCATAAATGCAGACAATTTCTTGACCTGGTGGAGTCCAATATTCAGCATAGGCAAGTTTACCAGCGATATAACTTGCTGTTGCACCCGTGCCAATTTCTACTGGTTGAATACCATTTTGGATACAGGTCTGTCTGGTAGTATGACTTTTACCAACACCTGGAGGACCTTCAATTAGTATTTGTCTTTTGGCTTGAACTTTGATATGCTTACCAATGCCTATACCTTCGCTGACCATTGTTGATAGTTCATGACTCTTGCGTTCACCTGCCATGATGTAGGTAATTTGGTCTTCATCCAATTTAGATTGGACATATTTGCTTAATTTGGTTGTCATTTTGAATCCCTTGTGTGTGGTTGCTATGTTGTTATAATAGCATCACAGAGAGGGTTTGTCAATGTTCTTTTTACCAATCCAAATTACACTGATGCGTAGCGTTTTTGGACCTGTATCTTAAATGATCTGCGATCTAATTTGGCATTGTCAGTGGTTATGGCTGCTGTGATTACATAGGTCTTGCCCTCTGTGCCGCCACTGATCTCTGCATAGGTCATGTTGCCTGCACTTA